CTTGGTGCCGTATTCGACCAGGTGCGCGTGCGGCGCCAGTCTGCCGCCAACCTTGAGCTTTGCCGTGACGCGCCCCTTCTTGGATCCAGTCGAAACCTTAATGCTGCGCCGGAGCGCGCCGGATTCCACCGGCACATTCGCCTTCGCGGCCGTGCGGAATTCGGCAGCGCCGGCGCGCAACGCGGCGCGCATGATGTTGCGTTCCATTTTCGCGGGCAGAGACTTGAGCATTGCGTCCAGCTCGCGCCCACCAACGATTGTTTGATCAGCCAATTTTGAAACCCTCCAACATGAATTCAACGTGCCGCCGGTCGTCCAGCAGCGCCGGGCCGGCGATGATCTGCATGAGCCGATTGCCCTTACCGTGCAGCGTGACGCGCATGGCGGTGGTGATCCTGCTGTCGTTCTGGATCCGCAAACGCGTGCGCGTCACGGCGGTGGTCAGGCCGTTCGACGTCGACTCGCCGCGGCTGGGCAGCTGATCCTGAGCATTGGCCCAGACTGCGATCGCCACCGGCAACCACGCTTCACTGCCCTCGATATCGGTGCCGTAGTCCGGATCCTTCTCGACGGTGCGCTGCTCGATCGTGACCTGTTCGTCGAGCCGGAATGCCGCGGTCATCCGTACACCATCGATCGATCCAGCTTGCGGCACAGGTACTGCGCATTCGGGTTCGGGTAATAGTCGTTCTCGATCATGCCAAGGATGTAGCTCTTGATCGCCGGCGGCACGTCAGCCTCGGTCGGGCCATAGCCGCATACGTACTGCACCTCGACAGCGCCGATGCGAGTGGCTGTCGCTGGCCACGTTCGCCCCGGCGCCGGGACGATCCAGCCCGGCTCGCTCTTGGTGTCCACTAGGTAGTCGTCCGGGTGTAGCGTCTGCAGCACGCCGTCCGCATCGCGGAACTTCACGTGGTCGATGCTGGCCAGCCGCGCGGGTGGCAGCTTGATCGCGCCCGATACTGGGAAAGCATCGAGCGTGAGCTCCCAGGTCTGATGGATCAGCGCCCGGCCGGTCTTGTGCTCGACCTCGTCGACCAGGCCGCGAATCTTGTCTTCGAGCTCAGCATCCAGTGCCGTGCCGCTCGCGCGCGCGGCCCGGCGTGCCGCATCGATCGACACCGCCAGAGCCGCCGGCGGAATGATCAGTCGTTTTGTCATCGGGAAGTTCCTTGTGTTGCCGATGGCCGGCCGGCGCCGTGCGGCGCGCCAGGTGCTGCCGGCGCGCGCGCGTACTCGACAGCGGCCTCTTCCTGCTGTTTGAGCAGCTCGGTGTTCGGCACGCTCGGCAGTTGCGATGCATCGATCATCAGTTGTCCACCCTGTTAAATTGAATGGTGCGGTAGAAGCGCTCGCTGTTCGCACAGTCGATGCGCAGGTCGCAGTAATTGACGCCGGCCGGCAGCGTGTCCATGCCGCCCAGCTTCACTAGGACCAAGGGTCCCTGGATCACCGCCGGAACGAGCTCTTCCACGCCGACCGGCAGTGCCTTCACCGCAGTCGCAGTCGTGTTGCTGTCGGCCAGATCGTTCCCGATATCGCCGACGTAGTAGCTTTGGTCGTCAGCATCCTTGTTGAGCGAGTACACGCCCACCTGCTGCTCGAACCAGATCGTGCGGTCGAACCGCTCGCCGTTCGCGCACGTAATGCGGAAGGTGCAGAAGTTGACCGCGTTCAATGCAGCATTGAACCCGCCCAACTTCACCGCGATCAGCTTGCCCTGAATGACTGGCTGCTGGAGGACGGTCACGCCAGCGACGATGGCCTCGACCGCCACGGCAGTAGTGCCGCGCTCCGCCAGGTCGATCGTGATGTTCGCCACCCAGTAGCGCTCGTCGAGCGGGTGCTTCTCGCTCCACCATTTGCCCGCCTCGAGGTACGGAGCATTTGGCATGCGCGCGCTCGGCACGCTGCCAAACGCTACCACGCGGGTACCGCCAGGGAATGCGACCCGACGGGATTCCGCCACCGTCGAAGCAAGAACAGCATCCTGTGCGGGCGGCTGCGCGGATAGCGTGGTGAAGCTCCTAGCCAACGGCTGCGGTGAACGGTTGCCCGCGGTATCGAAGGCACGCATGCGCACTTCGTGCAGCGTGCCGGCGGGTCGACCTGAAACCACGACCGAACGGGCGGCGTTAGGGATCACGGTGTAGTTCACGCCGCCGTCGATGCTGTATTCATAGCCAGCGACGCCGACGGCATCTGTAGCCGCCGGGCACGACAGCGTGGCGCCCGACGTGGTGATGGCGGACATCGTGATCACGCCGGTCATCGCAGGGGCGGTCGTGTCGGCGGGGGGCGCGACTACCGTATCCGCAGGCGCGGTCCCAAAAGCATATTCACCGAGGGCATTAGTCCCGAACATGGTCAGCCTTTATCATCCGAAAGCTTTGATTGCCGCTACCAGAAGATCAGCACGCAGCTGGTGCCCTGCTGGGTTCGAGTGATATCCGTCGAAGCCGTAGGTTGTCGACCACACGCCCGAATACTGCGCCGAGTGCAGCGGGGTCAGGTCTAATACTTTCACCCGAGCATTAGCTTTCGACAAGATGTAGGTCGTCATGTCGGTAAGAGCAGTGAGGTTTGACCCCGACACAGCGGCGCCGCCCTTCGCCACGATCGGTAACGGCGTATCCAGAATGAGATTCACGCCGTTAGTCGCACACCAGTTGATCCAGTAATCAACCCGCGCGATAGTCGCTACCGAGCTGCCGAAGTAATTGGACGAGTCGTTTACAGAAAATGGCTGAAAATAAATAATATCGGGAATGTGCTTTGCGACGATATTCTTCAATCGCAGATCTTGACGGCGTGCCTGCGCGCCCGATTCGGCTACGATACACGCGTCTGCCGGAATACCTGCAGCATCAAGCTGCGCCATTGCCATCAGGGCCGCGCCCGCATTTGCCGTGTTCCCCGCGCCCTGCAGCGTGCTGTCACCGCAAGCGATGATGGTGCGAGCACCCGTGAAATATTCGACCTCGATCAACATCGGTACGCAAAATTGCGATGTTGCATTTTCAGTGAACAGTGCCGGATTTTCGACGCAATCGCCGTTATTCATATGCACTCTGTAAGCGTGCTTCGTTCCCGCCAGCCCCGCCAAATAACTTTGAAAGGGGTTGCCCGGCGCGGAATAGCCGATTTGAGCGCCCGATGTGAATAGCGTCGTGAAATAGCCGATGGGGTATGGGTTGCCGTCAGTGGTCGCAATAGATGGAGTATCCAGCCAATCCGACACGGTGACCGATGGGATCGAGTCGCCAGGGGATACCGGCAAAGTGGTGGTGAGCTGACCGCCAAACAGGAACCGGTACGAACTGCCGTTGTTGACCGCGCCGCCAATAGTTGGCCGGGAACCGTTCGCAAGCGACTCGGACGGCGACCAGCAGGCCTTAGCGCCAGTCATTGCGTTTGCGGTGTCGTTGTTGAACAGGTAGCAGCGCAAGCGTTTAAACGCTTGCGGGAACCGTCGCACTGTGCGCCACGATGAGTTAGCTGTAAGCGCGCCGCTTTGCAGGTCACCAAATGGCATGGAGACGCCCAATACTTTACGTGCGAATGCAGTCGGGTCGCCCGTCGTCGGCGTCGCGCTACCCACCGCTACATAAACGCCGCCGATTTTGATGCTCATGGTGATCACGCCGTTGACGGGGGTCGTCTGGAAATACAGTGTGTTGTTCTTTCGCCCATCCGCGTTATCTGGCGCGGTCGCCGCCATCACGATAGTTGGCGCATCGCCAGGCGTATCGGTTTCCACAATTGGCAGTTTCGATGCGAACGAGGCAGGCATCGAACTGAAGACGCTCAGCGTGGCGCCGGTAAACGTGGCAGCCGTCGTGCCGCCCGCCGAGCTGGACAGAACCGACGTGCGGGTGAGCACCGTCGTGCTGGTGATGGTGAACAGCGACGTCTCTTTGTTGCCGGCGCCATCGTCGATCGTGAACGGCACACCCGTATCGCCGACCGCGAGCGCTCCATCAGCGATGGCCTGCGCCAGCGTGCGGAAACTCGTGACTGCCGCGCTCTGCGTGATCGTTGCGGCGCTCGTGCCGGTAGCGGTAATTTTCAAGCGTTCAGCAAATTTCATAGGGCGCGGTCTTTCGTGGGTGATCGGTTACAGCTCGATGATTTTCATTTGTCCGCGCCGCTCGTACATCACCTTGGTGACGCCGAGTTCGCGGAGCATGTTCAATGCGGCCGTGTGGGTTGCGCGGTCGATCTTGCCGACGGCGCCGTGCACATACACGGTGCTGCTTGTCAGGTGGGTGACCGTGATGATCCCGTTGTACGCACGGCGCGCTTCGTAGCCGCCCGGCGCGGAGTACGCGCGAATGGTCGAGACCTCGGGGGTCATGTGCAGGTGGGTCATCGCGGCCCCTGGTTACTTCTTGGCTCGCGGCGGCTTGGCCGGCGCCGGCGCTTCGCCGTCAGCTGGGGCGGTCCAGCCCTCCGCCGTCGAGACCAAGATCAGGTCTTCGTCGTCGGTTTCGATCTCGGCGCCGGCTTCGAAATGCTCCACCTCGACGCCGCGATGCGCCCAGCTGAAGTCTTTTTGAGCGATCAGTTTCATTGCTGCTCCAAAATGGAAAAGGGCCGCCGTAGCGGCCCTTCCCGGGTTGATGGATTACGCCGCAGCGATCTTGAGCAGCTTGATCGCCTGGGTGTTGCGCAGCTTGCCGCCCACGCGCTTACGCACGTAGAACTTCACGAAGCCCGGCGTGGTGATCTCGTCGCGGGTGATGCGCATGCCCACGCGATCGCAGATCAGGTAGCCTTCCTTGAAGTCGCCGAACGCCAGCGGGAAAGCATTCGCGGCCAGCGCCGGCATGTCCTCCGCTTCGGTGATGCCGTAATTCAGGAACGTTGCTGGCTGGCCAGCGGTCAACGCTGGCTGCCACAGGTAACGACCGTCACCATCCTTGTATTTGCGCAACGCAGCCAGGATCAGCTTGCTGGTCAGCCACTGTGCATTGTTGCGATAGCGGGCGCGCAGCGAGTAGACCATGTCCAAGAAGACGTCGGGGTTGCTCGGCAACGCGGCCGCTTGGCCCGATGCCAGGTATTGCAGGGTGCCGAAGGCGCGCTGTGCATCGGCCGTAGCCACTGGAGCAGGGCCGCCTAGGATGCCGGTCGGTTTTTTGACGCCATTGCCACCGATGAACGCGACGCCTTCGCCCACAGCCATCGATTCCGCCGCCGAGCTGGTGAGCCAGTCTTCGACGTTGAAGAACAGGTCGTCAAGCGATTCTTCCGACGCCTGCGGCTTGGCCGAGGCCATGCCGAAAGTCGGCACAACTTCAACCAGGTTCGGTGTGTCGGTCTGGTTGCGGGGGTCGGTTTCGCCCACCCACTCGAAGCCAGCGCCGCCGATATCGAACAACTCTTTGTAATCGGTGCTACCGACCTGACGCACGGTGGCGATCTGGCGGATCGGCGAGATATCAGCCGACAGGCGCGCGATCGAGCGCTCGATGACTTCTGGCAGTGCGTAGCCGCCGCCGGCGTTGTTGCCGACGGTCGCCTGGGCGGCGCGACGCTCGCCCGGGCCAGCATTGCTTTTCGCTTCCAGCGCCTGGAATGTCTGCTGCATGCGCTGCTCGCGCTGGAAATCTTTCGGTGCGCGGATCCAGTCGTACAGGGCTTCCTTGTATTCGTTTTCTTCTTGGCTTTCACCTGGGCCACGATCACCGCCAGAGAACGCGCCTGGGCGGGCCAGCTTGGTCTCGACCTTCTCCAGGCGGGATTTCTGCTCGGTCAGCGAATTCATCGCTTCGTCCATGCGCGCCAGCTTGGCGTCGAAGTCGGCCGTTGGCTTGCCGGACTTGATCGCCTCGATGCGATCATCGTTGGTCTTTTTGTATTCGGTAAAAGCCGTGTTGATCTTGTCGATCGCCTCGGCGACCGAGCGCAGCGTCGGCTCTTCGCGCATTTCGTATGGCACGGCGGCCTTGGCCTGGAAGGCAGCGAAGTGAGCTGCCATCGTGACGGCCAGCAGCGTGGCCATGTGTTGGGTTTTGTTCATGGGTTCTTTCAGGAAGTGAGGGAAATGAGCAGCCGCTCGGCCGCCTTCATGGCTGCTGTCGCCTCATGAGCGTCCCGCTCATCCAAAGCGATGCATTTGACCTCGGCGATCAACGCCTTGGCCGCGTCCGCCGAGAATCCTGCATCCCGCAGGGATTGCTCAGCTTGACGAATGGTTTTGATGCCGGCGACGTCAGCCGCCTTGATGCCGGTAATGCGTGACTTGTCGTTCGACGGGAAGGTGACCAGCGAGACTTCCCACAGTTCGACCTCGGTCAGTGTGCGCACGTCCGTGTCTCGGTCGTATCCCCACTGCTTCGACACGAAGCCGATCGACAGGCCGTTGAGCGCGCCCATCTTCATGAGCGCGTAGGCTTCGGCGCCCTTGACCGTGTCGAGGGCCAGCCTGCCCCTGATGAACAGGCCCTTGCTATCCTCGAACATCTCTGTCCACACGCCGATGGGGGTCGTCGCATCGTGCTGCCAGAGCATTGCCGGCATGGTGCCGGCCGATCTGTGCGCAGCCAGAGTGATGGCATAGGCGCCGGCCTCGATCACGTCGTCGTAGCTGTCGCGCACACCGAAGACCGAGGCGTAACCCTCGAACGTGCCGTCATCACCCACCGCTTTCAGTTCGAAGGCGATGTTGCGGACCTCGCGACCGCCAGCACCAGACTTCTGCTCCAGGCTCGGCGGCATCGGGCGCTGCAGGGGGCGCGGCGCCGGACGTTCCAGCGTGCGCTGTACTGCCACTACCAACTTACGGGGCATCGGGCGCAATGGCGGTTTCTTCATCTTCATTTCCTTGTTTGGTGCCACGTGTCATGTTCAGCGGAGTCAGCGGTACATCCAGTCCGGGCAGCGGATCCATGCCTTCGCGCTCCCTGATCTCGTTCCCGGTATAGACCCCCAGTTCGATCATCGTGCGGGTCCACTGCGCGCGGGCTGCCATAGAGCCCTCGGTCAGGTAGCGGGTGTCGAATTCAACGAACAGCGGGCCAGAGCCGTCGAGCAGGGTTTCGTCCACCCGCTGCGTCCATGCTTCGTGCCACGGCGCGAGCGTGTGTTTCACGTGGGCCGCAAAAAACGCTTCCGAGCTGGCGAATGTCGCCGACTTGTCGTTGTGTCCAACCATGATCGGAAACACGCCGTAGCCGCGGCAGATCTCTTCGATCTGCAGCCGGCGCGTTTCAACGTGCTGGGCGTCGACGCCCGTACTGGCCGTCGGCGTCCACTTCGCGGCGTTGTCGAGCACCAGCGGATCACCAGCGCGCGCGCTGCCTGCAAGGCGCTTAATCCAGGCGGTCAGGCGTTCATGCTGCGTTTCGTCGAGTGTCTTGTCGACCGAGTAAAGTCCGCTCGGCTTCAAGCCATTCTTGTGCATTGCAGCCTGGCTCTGCTCCGTGACCATTGCCAAGCCGATTGCCGAGCGCGCCAGTTTTACAGCGTCCAGGCTGCGGACCCAGTCCCACTGGACGCCATTCAAAAGGAACACGTCGTCGGGGCCAAATTCGCCGATGAGGCCGAATTCGTCCCAGCAGCGGTAGACCAGCTCGTAGCGTGAGTGGCGGTAAACCTCCCACCGCCCCGGTTCCACAGGAATCAGCTCGCGCACGCGCCGGTTGTCACCACGCACCTTGATCGACAGGCCCGCGCCGCACAGCGCCGCATGCATCGTCATCTGGCGCCGCCATTCGAACGAGGTCTGCCATTCGTTCGGGCGACGAGCCAGCAGCCGGTATTCCGGAATATTGGTCGCACGCTCGCGCCGGCCATCCGGCTTGTCCCGGAAAACTTCGAATTTAGGAGTTGCGCATCCGTCAGCGATGACCTTCACGCAGGCCAGCACGGTCGATACCTGCAGCGCCGTGCGCTCGTTCACGGTCAGGCCGCCGACAGTCGCGCCACCGCCGCCGTCGATCAGCTTCATGACCTGCTCTGCAGTGAGCTGGGCCGACTTGCGGCCGAGAATGCGGTCGAGGAATTTCAAGGTTTGTCCCAAAATGATTTGACGGGCTCGGCCGCGCGGATGACAAGGGCAGCGGCCATTACGGCAGCGAGAATTACGTCGATACGGCCGGTCGCTTTCTCCTTGTCGAGCTTGCGGCTGCCGGTTCCGTCCTGCACCGTCACGGCATTGCCGGCGCACATGGTGAGTACCTTGTTCCCGTTGTGCGCGATCTCGCCGTTGAGCAGCATCGTTTCGAACTGCTCAATAGCCGGGCTCATGTCTTTGTAGCCCTGGCCGAACGCTTCCATCGGCGGCAGGCTGATGCCGTCGTCGCTGGCCATCTGCTGCAGGTCTTCGATGCGCCAGCGGTCATACGCACACGCTGTGATCTCGAAGAAGTCGCACATAGCCGACAGTTTTTGCAGAATAATTCGTTTGCTGATCGCGCGGCCCGGCGTCGTTTCGAGCAGGCCTTCAGCCTTCCAATCCACATAGGGCACCATGTCCTGCTGCGCCCGCCGTGCGAGGTTGTCGTCTGGAAGCCAAGCGTATGGCACCAGCTTCCAAGGTTCGCCAGGATCGATCGGCTCTACCAAGAACACCAGACCGGTAAGGTCAGTGGTGCTGGACAAGTCGAGGCCGGCCACCGCGCGGCGCCCGCGCAGCGACTCGACGTCGTAGTCAAGATGCGCTTCCTTCCATACCTCGTGGCTGATCCATGGCGACTCGGCGTCAGTCCACTGGCAGAAATTCAGCCGGCGCACGATCGCCTCTTTCGACGGCATGCCTTTCGCTTCCGTTACCTGCTCCCGGATGTACTTATAGCCAGGTAGGTTCGCATCCTGCAGGCTGGGATTTGCCTTCGGCCAGCAGTCTTCGCTTTCGAACGGATCGTCTTCCTCATCCAGAGAGCAGATGTAGGGGAACAGTGCGTCGTCCACCGCCTCGCCGCTCGCGACCTTGGCGCCGTACTCGTGATAGCTCCAGCACGGCGACTTGCGACTCGCGCCAGCGTTGGTGATGATGAAGATCAGCGCTTGACGGCGACTCTTCGTCCCCGCGCGCATCATTTCCAGGACGGTTGCGGTTTTGTGTTCGTGGTACTCATCGATCAGCGCAATGTGCGGGCGTGGGCCGGACTGGCCGTCGTCGCTGCTGATCGGCCGGAAGAAGGCGCCCTGCGCCAGGTAGGCCAGGTTCCAGGCCTTCTCACCGGTGCCACTTTTCCTGAGACGTTTCTGCAGCGCCGGCGACTGGTCGTGCATCGCGACTGCGTCGCGGAACAGGATCATCGCCTGATCTTTCTTCGTTGCGGCGGCGTAGATTTCCGCTCGTGGCTCACCATCGGCCACCAAGCCTTTCAACCCGACGCCAGCAGCCAGCGGCGATTTGCCGCTACCCTTCGCCGTTTCGACGTAGACCACGCGGAAGCGGCGGTACCCATCGTCTCGTTTCCAGCCGAAGATGCTGCCAACCACGAACTGCTGCCACGGCAGCAGTTCGAATGGCTGGCCCTCGAAGTCGCCACCGTTCAGTTTCAACACGTCACGGTAGAAGCCGATGCCTTTCAGTGCCGCCGCGACATCCCACACCAGTCCTCGTGCTGCGCCTTTGGCAACATCGGCCAGATGCCGCGCGCACTGGTTGCGCACATGCGGCCCGGCGATCCGGGTGCCAGCGACAACTTCACTCGCGTACGCTGAAACCGGGTCAGCCGAAGTATTCGGCGGCGGGGTCTTTTTCCTTGTCGCCATCCGGGAGGTCCACGTTTACTTTTGATCGCGCGGCCGGCGTCAGGCCGAACTCCACCAGGTAGCTTTTGAATTGCGCGTCGGCGGCGCGCAGCTGGTTGACCGCAGGGTTGTTTTTGATGAGGGTGTTGCTGTTTTGGTCGATCGACGTGTAAGTGCGGCCATCGCGCTCAATCAACTCCCGGCATTTCAGAATGTCGGAGTAGCAGTCGCATAGCCGCTCGAGCGCAAGGCCATCAGCCTCGGTGAGCACACCCATCCGCTTCAGCAGCGCACACAATTTCTTCCACACTGCCTTGCCCTTCGCATCAAGGTGCGGTGGGCAAACTGGCGTTTTTGTACGTGGTTTTGGTTCTTTTTTGTTCAGTGGCCGCTTGCCCGGATTGCCCGTGACCAGCTT